TACCATTCTTTTTACAGCCTGGATGTAAAGCTTTAAATAAAGGTAGTATTGAATTTAGTAATAATTCTAAGATAATAGCTGCAGCTACAAGTGGTAGTTCTATTCGTGGTTTATCTATTAACTTACTATTTTTAGATGAGTTTGCATTCGTTGAAAATGATGCACAGTTTTATACATCTACATATCCTGTAGTATCAGCTGGTAGAGATACTCAGATTGTTATCACATCTACAGCAAATGGTATAGGTAATGTATATCATAAACTATGGGAAGGAGCTGTACAGAAAACAAATGAGTTTAAACCTTTTAGAGTTGATTGGTGGGATGTTCCAGGAAGAGATGATAAGTGGAAACAACAAACAGTATCAAATACATCCGAGTTACAGTTTGAACAAGAGTTTGGTAATACCTTTCATGGAAGAGGTAATACATTAATAGGTGCAAATTATTTACTTGCACAACAAAGTGTTGAGCCAGAGTTTATAAAAGAGAATATCATGATATATTCTCAACCAGAACAAGAAGCTGAATATGTAATGTGCGTTGATGTTTCTAAAGGTAGAAACCAAGACTATAGCACATTTACTATAATAGATGTAAGTAAACAGCCATTTGAACAGGTTGCTATTTTTAGAGATAATAATATATCACCAATGCTTTTACCAGATATCATATACAAGTATGCTAATCTATATAATGAAGCTTATGTTGTTGTAGAAAGTAACGATCAAGGTGGTGTAGTTTGTAATGGTTTATATTACGATTTAGAATATGAAAACATGTTTGTAGAATCAAGTATTAAAGCAAATGCTCTTGGTGCTACAATGACACGAAGAGTAAAGCGTATTGGTTGTTCAACGATAAAAGATTTAATTGAACAAGGCAAACTTAAGATAAATGATGCTCAAACAATAATAGAAATGAGTACATTTGTAAGTAAAGGGAATAGTTATATGGCTGTTGGACCAAATCATGATGACCTTATGATGAACTTAGTTCTCTTTGCTTGGTTTACAACAACTGATGTATTTGAATCATTAACAAATATCGATATGAAAGATATGCTCTATAAAGAAAGATTAAAAGCTATTCAAGACGATATGTTACCTTTTGGTTTTGTCGAAAGTGGAAACTACGAAAAGGATAAATATACTAAAGACGATGATGGTAACATTTGGTTCGAACAAGAATGGACAGGAAATAACATATGAAATACGAAATTTTAATACTTACACATTCACAAGCACATGTAAGAGATACTGATTCTAAGGATTCAGGTAATCAATTATTGTTTATACAACAAGCCGCTAAACAAGGCATTAAGGTTCACACTGTAGATTTTCCAGGATTAGAAATTACTCAAACAAAAGATGGCCATGTATTAACATCATATGCATTTGATAAAGATGGTCTTGTTATTATGCCAGATGATAAAGGCAATAAAGAAAAACAAAAGCCAATACTTATACATCCAGAAAAAACATTAATTATGCCAAGAGGTTTAGGAACAATAGGATTTACCGGTAATCGTAACTGGTATGACGAGATGAAAAACTTAGAGATGTTTGGTTATACATTAATTAACGATACTGAAGCATTTGATTTATGTAGTAGTAAATATTTAAGTTATCTTAAAATGGTAAAGAATAAAATACGTACTCCAAAGACAGTACCAATAACACATTCATCAGAAGTTGAAGAAGCAGTTAAAAAATTAAAGACCAGCTTTCCAATCGTGCTTAAATCATCTACAGGTACTCAAACTGGAGTAGGTGTTGTTATCGTAGAAAGTATGAGGTCATTAAGAGCTTTAGTTCAAATGATTCTTTTATATAATAAGAATTTACCACTTATAATACAAGAGTTTGTACCTATTGATTATGACATAAGAGTTCTTGTATGCGAAGGACAAATACTTGGTGCAATGAAGAGAGAAGTTATTTCAGGAGATGGCAGAAGTAATGTATCACTTGGAGCTGAAGCAGCAGAAATAGAACTTACAGATAAAGAAAAAGAAGAATCATTAAGAATAGCTCAAATATTTGGCACAAGATTAGCAGGTATAGATTTATTACCAGCCGACAATAGAGAAAAGGATTTACCCTATTGTTTAGAGGTTAATTCTAATCCAGGCTTACAAGGTATTGAAAGATATGTGGGCGGTATTACAAAACAATTTATAAACATGTTTAAGGATAAGGACATTTGGTAGATGAATATCATTTTATTATAAATAAAAGTATGAATATTCTTATTATGAGACATATTAACTAACTCAACAAAGAGGACAAAGCGATGGCATTTCAAGTATCACCAGGCGTTCAGGTCAATGAGATCGACGCTACGAATGTAGTCCCAGCAGTATCAACCAGTATTGGTGGATTTGCAGGAGCATTCAACTGGGGTCCTGTAGACCAAGTGATTACAGTAGGTTCAGAAAACGAACTTGCTTCAACATTTGGCGCTCCAGACGATTCCACAGCTAAATACTTTTTAGTAGCAGCATCTTTTCTTAAGTATGGCAATGCTCTAAAAGTAGTTCGAGTAGCTTCCGGTCATTTAAACGCGACCGCGCAAGGTACAGGACAGCTGATAAAAAATGATGAAGATTATGTGAATAATTACGCTGACGGAAGTCTAGCCTTTGGTAATTGGGCAGCTAAACATCCAGGAATACTGGGTAATAGCATTAAGGTATCAATGGTTTCACAAGGTATAACAACTTATACTGACTGGACCTATGCTGGAAACTTTGATGGCGCACCGGGAACATCAACAGCAGCAACTGCAGTAGGAGTCACTAATGACGAACTACACGTAGCTGTTATAGATGAAGACGGCGCTATTTCAGGAACAGCTGGTACTATATTAGAAACTTTTGGTTTCTTATCTCAAGCATCAGACGCAAAGAAAGACGACGGCACAACTAACTATTATAAAGATGTTATTAACAATCAGTCTAATTATATTAGATGGATTGACCATGACACTAACTTATCTGAAGCAGGATTTACTTTAGCAGCAGCTAAAGCAGCTAATACTAATTCAGAAGGAGTAAGTACATTTAATACTCATACTGCAGCTCTCGAAGCTTCACTTTCAGGTGGAACAGACGATAACGCTCCAACAACTGGAGAAATTGCATTAGGGTATGACTTATTAGAAGATGGCGAAACAGTAGATGTAAATCTATTATTTGCTTCTCCTGATGTCGATGGTTCAACAACAATTGCTAACGATTTAATATCAATAGTCAACAGTCGTAAAGATTGTATGGCTTTTGTATCGCCACCAATTGATGATTCAGTAAACACTTCAACACCACACACTGATGTTTTAGTTTTTGCAGACGCATTAACATCTACTTCTTACGCTTCATGTGACTCAGGCGCAGTCTACGTATACGACAAATATAACGACGTATATAGATGGATTGGAGCTGCAGGTCATCACGCAGGATTATGTGCTAATACTGATTCAGTAGCAGATGCATGGTTCTCACCAGCAGGTGTAAATAGAGGTCAATTGTTAGGCATAACTAAATTAGCATACAATCCTACTAAAGCACAAAGAGACGCTTTATATAAAGGCAGAGTTAATCCATTAGTATCACTACCTGGACAAGGTACAATATTATTTGGTGACAAAACTTTATTAAGCAGACCTTCAGCTTTTGATAGAATTAATGTTAGACGACTCTTCATCGCATTAGAGAAAGCGGTTAGCACAGCAGCTAAAGCGCAACTATTCGAGTTTAACGACGAATTTACAAGAGCACAGTTCAGAAATTTAGTTGAACCGTTCTTAAGAGACGTCAAAGGTAGACGTGGACTTACAGACTTTTCAGTAGTTTGTGACGAAACTAACAACACTAGCGCAGTGATTGATGGTAATAAATTTGTAGCTGATATCTTTATCAAGCCTAACAGATCTATTAACTTCATAACATTGAGCTTTGTAGCAACGAGATCCGGAGTTGAATTCTCCGAGATTTCAGGTTCATAGGAGGATTAGAAAATGGCAATATTAGGCGTAGATGATTTTAAATCAAAACTAGTAGGCGGTGGAGCGAGATCCAACCTTTTTAAAGTAACTATGAACTATCCAAGTTATGCACAAGGTGATGTTGAACAAACATCCTTTATGTGTAAAACAGCTCAAATGCCTGCATCAATAATTGCACCTATCCCTGTATTATTCAGAGGTAGAACATTGCAAATTGCTGGTGACAGAACATTCGATCCTTGGACAATTACTGTAATCAACGATGTTGATTTTAGTGTTCGTAACTCTATGGAAAGATGGATGAATGGTATTAATAATAATAACTCAAATACAGGATTATCTAATCCTACTGACTATCAAGCTGATGCAATTGTTGAACAATTGAATAAAGCTGGAGAAGTTACTAAGAGATACGACTTTAGAGGTCTATTCCCTACTAACATTTCTGAGATAGAAGTGAGTTATGATTCAGAAAATACTATTGAAGAGTTCACTGTTGAATTCCAAGTACAATACTGGGAATCTAACACTACTTCGTAGG